ACATACATTTTAGAATTTGGTTTCATTCCAGTTCCCCAGATACGGAGAACAGCCTCTCTCATAAATGGCTGTATAGACACATCCACTATTCTATTACCAAGTGAAACATCTGAGGTATTAGTGGATAGTGTGTTGATAAAGCCAGTTCTTTCTTGCAACAATTCTTCTTCTATTGTGGTAGTGTGAAGAGTAGTTACAGCAGTATCTCTCCACAACCATCTGCTTCTACTACCAAACTCACGATCAGGTCTTCCTCTTGGTAATTCACCTCTGTTTCTGTTTCCACTCGCAATAACATCTCTTCCGATGACTCTGCTTTCAGTAGAACTAGAAATTCCTGTAGAAGAAAGAGTTTGCCATTCGTTCCATTGAGTACCAAATGGTGCAAGATTGTTATTATTAAACGATGCGACCATCATTTCCCATGCATCATTTTCTCCTGCCAAATTAACTCTTACAGCAGGTCTAGTTTCTCTGTCCACCCAATTACTCATTGGTGGGAAAATATTTCCTATACCTTCGAATGTGGTGACTTCATGTGGTTGTACACTTATTGATCTTGTTGCCAAAGGCTGAGCAACAAAAACTTCTCTTGTGTAAGGAAACATAAAGATATTATCTCTGTAATCTTCTCTATCGGTCTCGGAATCTATTCCATTGTCCCCTACCTTTTTAAAAGTAGTACTTAATCCTGTAGCAGAATTCACAACAAGTTTAGATGTATTTGTTTTAAACGGAGATCTAGCATATCCTTCGGAGAAATCCATTGCTATATTATAATCTTGATGCGCCACATCACCTATTTTGTGACCATTAAAAGTATCTACAAGTATACCGCTCTTAAAACGATTATTACCATTTGCATCAAGAACAAGAAGATCTTCTGCTGATTTTTCTAATAAAGATAGAGATGTATAATATTCTAATTTCTGTACTCTATTATCAATTTTACCAATATCTCTCATTGTATAACGCTTGTTGTCGATCATCTTAAATTTAATATCAGATGTTCCGAACACATAATCTGCTTTATCCAACAAATAGAGAGTCATGGATTGTGGTTTATCTGGCGGATATGTTGGTTTTAGAGAAGGAGTACCGTAAATAACTTCAAAGTTTCCCTTCGCATTCAATATTAACTTATCTCTTCTTGGTAGATAATATGAAACTCCTATAGAATCAGACCAATCTGGGTGCGGTATGATCTTGGTATTACCTAAATTAAAATCGTTGGAAGATTGTAAAGAATTTGGTCTAAAATCAATTATACTTGACTCGTGGTATATCAAACCATCATTTGGACTTATATAGAAAGGAATATTAGAAATACTTTCTATCTGATTACTATTATTTAAAAAAGATTCTCTTGTACAGATGCCTGGTGTATCTGAACCTTGAACATAACCATAGTATTCATAAGATACCTCCAAAGATACACCATCTGGAGAAATATTATTTTCTGGACTTGAGAAAATTTCTCCTTTAAGTGTACCGTCTGGATTGCTATATCCAGAATTTAATACTAATTTTGGTTTGATTATTTTTTGATCTGTTATTCCTACATCTATTTTAAAATAAGAATCAAGTTTAGAAGCACCTATTGCAGATGAAACATATATTGATTTTAGATCAGCAAAAAGACCATTAACTCCTTGCAATTGTGCTGTATATTTTCCTTTATGCTTTCCTGTTGTTTCTAGAGTTAAACCTTGAATTGTTTCTGTATTAGAAAACAATTTCTTGGTTTTTATAGTTGTAACAGAGAAAGTAGCATCCATTTTAGCAAAAACAGTTATTTGCTCTTCTGTATTAGAAGTTGATCTTGTTAGAACCAAATTACCAGAGGTTACAGCATACGATATTTGTCCTTCTTCTGGAACACCACCTAATATCAAAGTATACTTTTCACCAGTAAATGTATTAACTACAAACCAATTAATATTGGCATCTGCCGTCAAGAATGTGAGATTACTTATTTGCGATGAACCTGAATTTGGTTGTATAGTAACTGTAGTTGATGAACTATCAAATTTAGTTGTGTATATTTTTTGTATTTCTATAGAAAGATTATCATCAAGAATTACATTCTCAAATACAGAACCAGTTGGTAGACTGAAAATATTTTTGTCTTTGCCTGGTTCAAAAATTACAGTATCATATCTTTCGATAGTTTGATTGCTGTTATTGAATGTTTCGAGAACTCTTTTCTTACCACTGAAAGGTGCAACTGTGGCAATTTTCTTTTTCAAATTATCTTGTTTGTAGATGATTCCAGATACATTCTTAAAAGACGATTCTTCTTCTATGAGTTCGGTATCGAAAATAAAAAACTTATAAAGAGGACCTGTTTCGCCTTCCTCAATAGAACCATACGGAGTGACTGCTCGTATTCTTGTTGTTCCTATGGTGGAATTTATTGGAGTTGCTGATTTTATAGTTCTTGACTCTTTGTTGTCTGTAAAATAAACATTTGGACCATTTGTTTCATATGGCCATGCATTTATACTCGCTGTTCCTCCTGTGAGGACTCTATAAGGTACAATCTTGCCATCAAAAGCATAATCTGATACTTCCGTGACATCCCCCACTTTGAATTCATTAAGTTCAGCAAACGGACTGCTGGTGGAAGAATATGCACCTGGCTGATCTGGTCCGTATTGATCAATTTTAGCAACCAAGATCATAGGAGTAGTGTCTGATGGATTAGTCAAATCTGGATAAGTCCAAGATATGACAGTTGCAGAAGAATACTGATAATCGACAGAACTATCTGGATCGCCGTTTGTGTTTGGTTGTTGTATTTGGAAAACTTTTTCGCCTGGTATAAAATTGTACTGTGGATTATATGAAACATCTCTGGAAAGAGTCTGTATTAATAATTCACCTTCAATAAAATTTTTAGTTGAAGAATAGTCATTTGTTTCCGAGTGCTTTATGTTGACAAATCTTCCAGATCTTTCTGTAAAATTTGTATTGGTACTGAATCCTTCGTTACCCCAAACGATGTCTCCAGTTTGATATACTGGTCCATATTTAACTGCAAAAGGATTGTTGTCGTCACATTGTTTAATATACAGTGCTTTTTGGTTTCCGACCCAGGCATAGAACACACCGAGTGACTGTGCAGCGTTGTTTCCGTTGAGAGAATCCCATCTCCACTGATAAACATCTCTTTGAGTAGCAGTGGATGCAGAATTATTGAATGCTGCTTTTGATTGATTCCTATCATTGAATTCTATTCTTTTGAATGTAGAATCTGTGGAAAGTTTTACAGCGGTGTTTATTATATACTCAAAACACGGAACTCCATCTATGAGTTGTTCTGATTTTATTATATAACCCGCATCAATAATGGAAGTTGCACTGAAAAGTTGTGCTGTAATTATGGGTTGTCCAGAAGAACTTTCTAATCTGAAAATATAACCATCAGCAACAAAAGTAGTACCATTACTTTGGTATATTCTTATTGGAGTAAGAGTTCCAGTTGCACTTATTTCACCACCTACATGTTCTTCATCTGTTGATAATTGAAATTCCCAAACATTAGTTACTGTTTGTACGCTTTTAATACTACTTCCCCATGCTGTGCTATTATTGCTACCGTTACCTTGAAAAAATATAACACCAGAATCCAAAGCATTTTGTGCTGTATAGGTTGTGCCAGTATATGGTGATTTAAATCCTATAGGAGTAGAAGTTACTCCAATAAAAAGAGACGCCTCGTCATCTACTCCATTTGAAGGAACCCATCTCAAACTTTGTCCTATACCAGTAACAATTCCATTTTTATTCAATTGTTTTACAGTATAAACAGAATTAGTAAAGTAACCATCGACAAATCCAACACCATCAGGATAACTTGTTTTGTTTAGTCTAGGATCATATGCTTGAGTAAAATCCTGTTGTGATAATTGTAAAAATGATGCTTTTACCACTCTGGACTTGACATCAGAAGTCAATCTCTTCTTGTATGAGATACCAGAAGTCTGACCAGCAACATAGTTGAATGGTGATTCTCTATTGTTGCAAGCGGTTGGATTTGTTCCGTTGTATATGGTAGAATTAAATGCCATTTTTGTTTCCTAATTATACTTCTTCTATGAAGATTACGCTCTCATGTTGTTCTGTCTCTAAGCCAGAAGGTAATCCCTTCATATACTTAGTATTTTCGTCGGTGGTTGCTGTCCAGTATTTGAAAGGACTCCAGTAAATTATTGGTGCTGTGACTTGTACTAGATCGGACTCTTCAATCACCATAGTCATGATGTCGGAAGTTTGGAGTTCAAACTTGGGTAGAGTTTCCCAATCTGGAATAGCATTGACGGTATCATTAGCAAAACTACAAACTAAGTAATTTCCCATGATACTGGAAGAATTCAAATTCACTGTTTGTGTCTGTGTGTTCTTGGTAAGATTCAATCCCTTGTCATAGTCTACATTTTTTGGATAGAATAATTCGCTTTCATAACCATAAACATATGCTTTACCTGGCTGTACTGCCAAGTTCATTAAAGAAGAATCTCCTTGTGGAATATCAAAAAGAGAATATGTTCCGTTTTTATCTACTACGAAATTTTGAAATCTTAGTTGTATTGTACTGGTGCTGAATGATGTACTGGATCTGGCATATCTTACAGTACCGAAAGAATTGACATCTAGTTCTCCAAGATCAATTCTCTTGTTGTTCTTCAACTTGACATAAATTAATTTAGAAGTGCTTCCCTGAGTTTGTTCGGCTATGCCGACTTCCAGTTCCTTAAATGGAACTACATCTACCACTTCACCAATACCGAAGGATTGATTTTCAAAATCAAAACCACTTTGTCTAGGGTCTATGTTTTGATCGGCAGTCCAGATATAAGAACCAACTTCTGTATAATTTGGATTGGAATTGTTGTCGGAAGAAGATCTAACGACATAAACATAAAGATCATTTCTTAAGTGGTTTTTTACTTCAAGTCCAAATGAACGAACAGTGTAAGAACCAGATTCATCGAATGTTCTTCTAGCGAAAAGATCAAGTATCTGTGAATAATTTGGAAGAATTCGAATCCAATCCAATCTTCCTTGAACTATTCTTGCAATTTGTATGAAGTCTTGATTTGCGTAGTTACCAACACTTACATCTTGAGGATCGTATGGGTATTGTGTTATATCCAGACTTATCTTGTAACGGTCTGCGCCGGGTGCATTTGCGTTGTATATTCCGTTAGATGGGTCTCTCAGTGTGGTATCGTCGTCTACTGTAACTACTTGTCTGTTAAGATAAAGACCTACTCTTGCGGATGGTGCTGAAAACAGTCTGACATTTTCAGGAACACTCGAATAATTGTAGTTTCCAGTTTCGTAACTTTGTTCTGCCTGTCCTGCTGCTGAAATATCATAAGGAACTAATATTTGAGAATTGTTTCTTACAAACATTCCATCAACATAGTAGATACCAGCATCAACCTTGACAAGAGTGGCCTTACCGCTTGGTGATATGGTATAGATTTGCTGTGATTGTGTGGTCGGTGTTATGACTTTAAAACAAGTAGTATCATCTATTCTAAGAAGATCGCCTGGTAAGATACCTTCGTTTCCTGTGGTATCTGCAAAGAAAATAACAGGATAATCGTCAGATCCATTATTAAAAGAGGGAATGTAGTGATTTAACAGCACAGTTCCCGTAGATATTCCACCTCTCAAAACCTGAACAGTAGTTTTTTGAAGTGTTCCTGTCAATCTGTTTGAAGAGTAAGTTTCATCATTTGAAACAGTTTCGTCGGGAATTTCCGTAATTAATGTTTCAAGAATGGCTTCAGTTTCAATTGGTGTACTATTGTTGTTACTATCGTATATGAATTTTTCAACTCTTACATAATTCGTATCGGTGACAAAGACTTTACCACCAAAAACTTGAGAACCATCTGCAAAGATATGATCTGCAAATCTGGAAATCTGTGATTGTAAAACTGTCTGTAGTTGAGTAAGTTCTCTTGCCTGAACTGCATATCCTGGCTTGAATAAAGTTCTTAAGAAGTTTTTTGCTTCATTAAAATCATCATAATATGGTGCATTTGATAAAATGTCAGGGTTCTTGAAAGTCATCTATTGCTCCGTTCAGAATCCTAGAAGAATTCTGGTAGTAAAGTTGGTATCTGTCGCTAAAGTTATTGGTTCTATGTTTTGTGTATATAGTACCTCTCCAGAATATTTATTTGTAAAAATATTAATATATCCAAATGGACCGGTATTACATGTCAGATTTACTGTTTGGTTAGCACCCAATCCAATTTGATTTATGTTTTTAACAAAAGGATTTTCTACTATTTTTATAGTGTCCCCCTGTGAAAATGAACCCTTTTCCTCCAGATAATATACATCAATCAATGAATCTGAACCAGATGTGATAGAGACTCCAATTGAAACTATAAATCCTGCTGCTGAGTCTGTAGTTTCTGTTGATTCTCTGTACAGATAAGAACCACTAAGAGGAACAGGTATTACTGTAGAATCTAAAGTAGTAGATCCTATTCTTTTTATTTGTATTTTTCTAATATTAGAAAAATTAAACACTTGTGCAACAGTGGACACTTTATTATAATTCTCATTCAAAACAAACATACTGTTTAATGGATAGGATACAAAACTAGGCCCAAAAGTATAACCAGATAATGTTCTTTTTAAGAATGTAACCGTTTCTCCCTCTATAACACTGTTGTTTGAGATCGTCGCAAGTATAAAATCATCACTAGGATTTAAAATTTTTAAATTTAATTGTCTATTATTATTTGGATTTATTGCAACACTATTTGGTTTTATTTCCGCTATAGAGAGAGACTCGTTTCCTAATATATGAGTACTATTTTGTAATTCACTCAAAGATGTATTGTTTATAGCAGATGCTTTTGTGTTTATTGTATTACCTAATCCATCTCCTAAATTTCTTTCAGAAGAAGTAAGTAACAATAATCTATTATTTTGTGTTATATTGTAAAAACAATTTTTCTTTTTAATTCTTTCATCTGTAGAAAACCAGTCCGCGAGCGCAGGAATATTAGGTGCGCCAGATATATTTTCGAGAACAACAGTACAATTTCTTCTATTATCTGTGGCCGATCCAGTATTGTAATTTGTTGGAACACTAAAACCAGAGGTATTAATTGAAGCAACCATACCAGGCTCTATGATTTTAAGAACTCTTGCTCTATATGTTTCTTCTTCATTTTCATTTTTTTGTATAACAATATCATTTTCTATAAAAAATGGTCCACCAGATCCTGCTGGTAAATTTTGATTAAATCCCTGTCCTGTGCTATTTTTAAAAGACCAAAAATTATAAAAAACATAATTTGTAAAATTATTATTTAAATTTACAAATACTTGTTGATTATAATCTGAACCTGAAACATTAAAAAACGGTCCAGTTAAATTACTATCATCACCATACTTGTATATTTTCTTATTTGCACTATAGGAGTTTCCTCTGATCATTTGTACTTTAAGTCGTGTTCCACCTGAACCAGCATATTCAACAGGCAGATTGGTATCTGCATCAGTAACACCACCATTAAGAACCTCTACATCAATTATTTTGCCAATAAATTCACCATAACCAGTATATTTTAAATCTCTATTAGCGATTATATCTCCTACTTTAAAAAACTCCTTATATGGTGATTCTATTTCTGTATTGAGATATGGAAATTCCTGTAATGCCTGGGCAATTTGCTCTGGAGTTCCAGTTGGAATTGATAATCCTCTGCCCGTATCATTATTGAAATTCAATAAATTTATAATTGTGTAGGTATCGAATGGATAAGTTTTTTCGTAATCTGTAATCTGTCCTGTACCCAATCCTGTGAATTCTATGGATGCTAAATCTACATTTTTAAATAATGCACCACTTTGCAAATTAATATCCGCAGATTGTGTAATCAAAACCATATCATATTCAACAACAGAGGTAGATGCATCTTCTCCCTGTATTGTTTTTAAATTTTTTATTATACCATATTGACCAAACCTAGATCCAGCACCGAAAAACTTTTCATCATCTGTAAAATTAAAATTTATTTCTTTATTGATCATTATATTGGTTGGTTTAATTTCTGACAACAAATCATAACCATGACCGCCTTGTGGTGGTATAATTGCACTTAGGGTTGCTGTTGTAGTAATCAGAAAGAATGCTTGAGCGAATCCATAATTCTGTCCACCATTTATAATTTCAACTGATGTCAATATGTTATTTGTAAATCTAGGAACAGCAACCGCTCCAGTTCCACTTCCAGTTATGTTTACTTTTGGTAATATGGAATAAACATCACTTTGTGTAATTGGATCTCCTACCAATTCACACAATGTAATGGTGGCGATGTTTCCAGAGACGGTGTATGTGTCTATTGTTCCTATTTGACCATTTTTAAAATAGACAACATATTTTTTGTTATAAAAATTAGAATTAGGATTTAGATTATTTAAAGCAACTGTGAAAGTTAGACCTTCTGTATCAATGATTTCTTGAACAAAATATTGTGCAGTAAGAGAAGGATTTATTATATTATCAAATACAACATTTTCAGAATCTACTGTTATTTTTTGTATAGATCCGTTTACTGCATTTGCTTTGACATTTAATGCCAATGCTCTTTCATCGGTATATGAAATCTGATCTAATAACAAAACAGGCATGTAATCGTTAGTAAGAAATGTCTCCATCTCGTTGGTAAGAGAATAGAGGTATTTCCAAACATAACCATCTTCTGTTATTACTTCTTCAGAATTTGTTCCAAAAGGAACAGAAGTAGAAGGTGCGCCATTGTTGTTAGAAAGGCAAACATAAACATTATATTCATCCGCATTATTTACTAGAACATAATATTTTTTGCTTTCAGACCATAAAGCAATATCGTCTTCATACTGATCGTATACTATACCAGATGTCCAATCGTATCTTGGTGCAACCAGAGAAACATCTGATGGAGTTATTAATTGATAAAATAAAGTCGTTCTTTTTGCATCGTTTTGTTCTTTTATGGTATCTTGAATACTTGGTACTGTTGAACCCCAAGACATAGGATGACCATAATATAAGTAATACCTATCATTAGAATTAGGATCAGTCAAACTTTGATAAAATTCTGTAGCGAAAGTGCTTCTCAGTGAATATGATAATATCTCGGCCATTAAAACTCATCCCCTATAATAGTATTATTCGTATTATCTAACACAGCAAGTGTCTGTATTGTCAAATCCATAAATGAAGATATGGTTTCATTTGTATTTAGATCCAAGTTAGGGTGTGGGAAAACAACCCAATAATTTGATTTTTGATTTATGTCAGGAACATTAGGTAAGGTTCTATTTGTAGAATAAAATGCTGTTTCTATTTTTGTAGAAATAGGATTTCCTAAAGGATCGTGAACGAAAACCGATTCTCCTGTTTGTGGTGGAACGGGTAAATTTGGATTAAATCCTTCAGGAAAAAGATCTTGATTATCATTTCTTAAATTTATCGAAGAATTTATAGTATATGGGAGATAATTTCCAATAAAATCGCTTACTAAAAGTCTTACATTATTCAAAGAATCAGGATTGAGTAATAGTGTTTGTTTTAAAAGTAATTCACCGAACAACAAATAACCAGATGGGTGTACCATTCTTTTCACTGTATCTTCATATGCCTCTTTTGGAATATTAGATTTTAGTTCATATGAATGTGTTTGATAGTAAAAATTATCCTGTAGATAATTATCACCGCCTAAAAGACTATTGCTGTTCTTATAGTATCCCGTATATTGACATAAAACTGTACTCTGAGGTACACCATCAAAACCAGTTCCACCAACCGTAGTTACTTCTATATCATATAGACCTACTGGATTTTGTTCATAATTAAAACCAAAATTTACCGTTTGTAGTTTTGTTATTGTACCGAATTTATCAGTTTCAACGACTCTTGCGGTATAACCAACACCATAACCACCATTTACCGATGACAATCTTATAATATCACCTATTTTATAATTAAATCCACCAGAGGTTATGTTTATGGTGCTGATACCTCTTCTCAGTGAAAACTCAATCGTTTCTTCTGCGTCCTGATACACAACATCTGCATATATCTTACCGAATTGAAATGTACCATTTATCTCGTCAATCTCGAATTCAGCCACTTTATATGGACTTTGCATGTATATCTGACAGGATTTTACTCTTGCTCTATTGATTTTCAGTCCATTACTATCTCTCTGATATATTATTTTCCCTACTAATGCCCTTGCTCTATCAACATCATTAACAAATATTTTTAATGTTTTTGTTTCTACCCATAGACCACCAGATACAATCATCATCTTTGTTCTTGGATAGAATATCTCGACATCCGTATCAAACAAAACACGGAACAGAAAATCATATGATTTCTCTGTTCCTTTTGATTGATAGAATTGTTTTGCTCTCTTTATGAGAGTTTTTAGATTAAGTGGTTTGCCGGTCTGTCTGTCAACAGCAAGTTGCTCTGGAAAATCTGGTATAAACAACTTCTTGAATTTATCCAACAGAATCTGTGGTGTATAATCAACATCTTTGAACTCTGCTTGAGCAAAAGGAACCTTTGATGGTTCATTACTTTGCTCTAAAAACTTATAATATTTTTCTATAAAAGTTACAAATTTAGAATAGTCTTCACGAATGAAACTTGGTATTCTTGATTCTATCGTGTCTGATAGTCTGTTTTTCAGATAGATTACATCTAGATTTACATCGAACTTTATTTTCTTTTCAGAACCAACTATTATCTTATTGAATTTATTGACAAGATATGCTCTGAGAAGATGCGAACCCTCAGTCAAATTGTCGTATGTAAAGACGCCACTGAGTTCAGTTTTTTCCTGCTTGACTCCATCAAGCACAAACACCACTTTATCTGTAAATTTAGAATTTTCTGATACAGAATAATCCACATATACTTTGTCAGAGTATATTGTTGAATCTTGGAATGGACTCTTTATTGTAATCATCTGTTTTTATATGGTACTTGTGTTGCGTTTACTACTAGAGAAATTGCACTTGGATTTTCATGAACTAGGAACATTTTTTGCTTTGCTATGATGTCGATTTCATCTGGAATGCAGAAAAGACTTATAGGAAAATCATTTATCAGAGAGGTTGGTTTGAAATTTTTAAGATTAATAATTCCATTATCGTAATCAATGGTTCCTATATTTGAACTTATCACAACTTTGTTAGAACCTTCTCTATAGAATAATTTAATCTTTCCGTTACCATCATCTTCCAGTTCACAGTCCTTGTCTGATCCGTTTTTATCCAAATATCCGAATACATTTGTAGAAAGTATGCTCTTGTAGCCATCCTGTGGATGGTAAAACTTGTTGTTGTATTTTAGAGTGTAGTTGTGTGCTTTTTGATCGAATATTGGAACAAATCTTTTTTCTACGCTTATAAGAATATCATTACTTATGATGTTATCATCAATTGATTGTATTTCAGTGGACAATTCTGTAGCGTAGAAGTCTTTATCAAATTTGTTTAGATTGACATCTGTAAATTCATATATGGAAGTTGTTATGTCAGAAACAAGTTGTTCTACCCCTTGAGGTAGATTTATTGGATCTATTTTTACATTTATGGTAAGATTGAGATACAGAACCTCTGGATCTACGAATTCAACCAAAACACCAACTACATTTCTAGTTCTGGTCAAAGTCTGAATTATCAACGCTTTTTCTTCCGAGGAAAGAAACACTCCCTCTTTTGGTTTTACAGATATGAATACCTTTCCATACTGTATTGGGTCGTTTTCCTCTCCTCCCCAACAAATTACATCTTCTAAAAAAGAAAAGTCTTTTAACAGAATATTTCTATAATCTTCCTTAGTAACTGCTCTGTCCTGTGTGACATAATTTCTAGTGGTATTGAATCTTATAGACTCTTTTGTTTCTCTATCTGTTCCACCAGAAGATGGTACGATCACTCTTACTGTGCTTTGATTTATTGTTCTTGGAGCACCAAATGTGTTTGTAGAATTGGATATACCGATTCCATTTGCTTCTTTTCCAGAACTTTCTAATATTTCAATTCTTATTACATTTCCAGAGGAAAGACCTTTTCCAAGAATACCATCTCCAAATATTAGTTCTAGATACCCATCCGCATTTTCTTCCAAGAAATATATCTTGCTATCTTCTGTCAGTTCTGTTATGTTTGTTGCTTCGTAATATTGTTCCATTTCTGCAACAGATATGTCTGACTGGATCGTTACTCTCAGAGTAGAAGCATCTACATTTTCAAAAGGAATAACAAATTTTTGAGTGGTGTTGGAGGTATCTGCTATGAAAGAATATTTCTTCAAAGATCCTTCAACTACTGTTATGGTGTTAGAAGTGAGTTCTGAAACGATTCCATTTACATAAGATAAAGGAACCAGATTAACATCTTCCAAGACAACAAAATTAAAACTTTCGTTATTCTTGGTTGCACTTATTCTAGTTCCTCTTGGAATAAAGGATTCTGTTTTATCCGTTGTTGTTATTTCTACTTGACATCTGGCCGATGTTATTGTTTTTGGTCTGTATGCGAAATGCTTGGCAATAGAAACGATGGACGATCTTTTGGAAGCACTATCCAAGAACATTTCATTGACTGTCATGTTGTTGTAGAATGCTTGGTAGTATGTGTTATACGCAAGAATATCGAGGACAATATTCAGAGCAGAACCTTCAAAATTATATCCAGAAAATTCCTCTTGGGATCTCAAGAAGTTCTTGAGATTTTGTTTGATTAAGTCAAACTCTATTTCTGTTACTCGTAAGTCTTTTGTTTTCATCTGCTTCTGGACACAACTAAGGTGATATCCTCAGATTGTGACTCTTCTCCTATGATAGTGTATGTAACAGTTACCGATAAATCAACATCATCATAATCTACAGTCACATCCTCTGTTCTTATTCTTGTTTCGTATGTTTCCAGTAAATTTCTAATATCATTCTTTAGTTGTTCTTCCATCACATAATTAAAATTCTCAAACAGTTTATTTTTTACATTTCCAGAAATAGTAGAGAATGGTTTCTCAAAAATATTCAACAAAAGCAGGGTTTTTACAGATTGCTTTATGGCATCTTTTCCCTTTTTTAAAATAAGATTTCCCGTCACTGGGTGTGAACTGAAAGAGAAATCCAAATCTACGGCTTTTATTGTCTTTTTCATATGTTTTATTTATATTACTTACATCTAGTGCTTTGTTTCGTTGGTATCCATTTTCCTGGCGGACAATCAATAAATTTTGTAGGTAATAGTGGATCCTGTGGTAGAGCCACTGTAGTTCTGAGGGGTAATTCATTTGCGGTGAAAGTACCACCATCTTCGAATTCTTTATTTTTAAACATTTTATTATTTGCAAATAGTGTTATGTTTGTCAAAGAGGACAGTCTCAAAGCATCTCTGGAGAAAATATTTGTTGCTTTTTTACCACCTATGAAAGAAAGATTCTGCGAATGCATTCTCAGAACCGCATCTTTGTTTGTTCCTTTTGTTTCGGAAATACCAGCATCAATGAAGATATTTGTATATGCTTGTATTCCTGCACTACCGTCTGACAGTAAGAAATTATCACCAGATGCTCGTATTACTGAATTATTTGCTTCTAGTGAAAAATCGCCAGTTATCTTTTTGGTCAGAGTTCCGAATTTTTCAATTTCTTGCTCAAATGTTCTTTGTGACTTTTGTCCTCTTTCCACTAGTCCTTCCGTATTTTTTCCATTATACAACCTTTCCACTTTTTTCTCATATTGTTCCTTGGTTCTCCCTTTTACTAGTGTACTACAAGAACCTTCCAGTTGTGTTTCCTTTACCGATTCTCCGTTAGTTAATTGGAGATTGTCAAACAATCCGTCTATACGAACATCTCGGTTTCTACCTATTTCTGTTACTTGATCTTCCCCCACAACCACATGCATATGTCCCGTGCATTCTAAATTGTAATCCCCATTTATAAAATGATTGTAATTACCACAATCTTGTCGTATGTTTACATCACCATCCATTAATTGAATATTGGAATCGCCTTTATCCAATTTAACATTAAGGTTTCCCTTTTCGATGTATATGTTAACATTTGCACCTTTCATAACATGAATATCAAAATTCACTGCTTCTGATTCCGTGCTTTTCATTTCGTCCGTGTTCACAAGTATTTTTAGTGCTTTGTCTATAGTCACATCACAATAACCATCGACATGCACATGACTGTCTCGTAGAACAGAAACATAACCGTCTCTCACTACTTTGACTACTTTATCTCCGTTTGGGTGATATTCTTCAAAAGAACCACTTCTATGATTTAAAGATATTCTTTCACTGCCTGGAGTATCGTCATGTTCTATCACATGTCCAGACTCTGTTTCTATTACTTTATTATAAGGATAGATTGTCAGATCTTGAAATCTTTCGGCGTCATCGGGACCATCACCGTCGCTACCTTCACAATCTACGCAACCTTTTCTTTTCTTTAAATCTTTTCCTTTAATTTTTGCATACTGAGTTGGGGTTTCAGACCAACCTTTCCCTTTGTTTATTTCTTTATTCTGTCCAGAGAAAGGATCACATCTTAATGAAATAGGAGTACCACCAGCACCACCTCCACCACCACCGCCACCTCCACCCCCTCCTCCTCCGCCTCCACCACCGCCGCCACCTCCACCACCATTTGCTGGTCTGGATGGAGTTACTGGATCTATAGGTCTTGGTCTAGAAGGTCTACTACCTCCTCCGCCTCCACCACCACCCCTTCCTCTACCTCCTCCGCCTCCACCACCACCAGAGCCAGGACCGCCCGGACCGCCAGGACCAGAATTACCGCCCCCACCGTCTGGCGGTAGAATTGGTGGATCACAATTATTTAAAAGATCTTCTCTGCTCATATTTTATTTTCTATTCTTTATAATTTGTTGTGCTTGTCTGCTTGCTTCTGCTTCTACTCTGCTATCTTCCCAATTTGAATGTTCAGAAAAAAGTTTTGCTTCAAAATAATCTTGAAGTTCCTGCTCAGACGCTTTAGCGAAGAATTCTTGCTGACTATTATATCTTTTATACGAGGAACTTGTTTCTGGATCTTTATACACTGGTTCGTTGTTAGAATTTGTAGGTTCCTCTATTTTTGCTGCGTAGTTTTCAAAAGTGGAGGAAACCCAAGTACAAACCAAAGTATTGTCACCTATACCTAATTTCTTGTTTGTTCCTTTATTTGCTTTAGATTCGTTTGTAACTCCGCACTTAAAGGGTTTCATTTCTATAGATGCAATCTTGACACCATCATCCAACAATCCTCCCTTTTCTCTGGAGGTTCTTTTATAACCGACAATAGTGTTGTCGATGTATTTTTCATTATTTGTTGCCAAAACCGACATGTCGGACATAGTTCCATCTACGAAATTTATACAGTCATTCGACTGCTTTCTAGGAAACTTCTCTGCTTTGTCGTTTTCTATCTGGGCTCCTCGTTTATCGCCCTTCTTTCCTTTACCATCTGGATATTCTTTTTTCTTAAATTTATTGGTTGGTTCTTTTTCCAGTTCTTCTTCTGTTCTTGGATCTCGAAACCCGTCTCCATAATTTTCTACATAAGTGGTTTTCTTTATTTCCTGCTGAAGATAATCCAGACCATTTCCTTGATTTTCTTTTGTTTCCGCAGGAATATGACCAGGAAGAGCAAAAAGAACAAGTGGAAGTTGAGTACCTTCTCCATCGTCTTTCCATATACCCATTACCCATGTTCCTTCTGGAACACCAGTGGGTGACAAACCCACTCCAGAGTTTATACCAAATACCGCAGGAACAGCAACATCGGACCAAACCAAGTCTTCTTTTGGAATATCCTCGGTGGAAGAAGAATGATAACCGAATATTCTGACTTTGACTCTTCCCTTGGCTAAAGGATCTTGTCTGTCCTCAACTACACCATACCATACTGTTGAATTAGAACCTTTTTCCATTTCAATGCTCCTCACCGAAAGAATCTTTACAACATCTGAATGCTGTAGTGTACTCCATTTTACCGCTTCTTGCTCTCGCTATTGTATGCACTACTGTCATAACCAGATATTTACCACTACCCATTTTATCTTTATCCGCTGTGCTTGTGTTGGAAGACTCATTCAACAAAACTCTACCGAAATATATTACCTTACCAGCACCTATCTTTTTTATATCAGAATTACCTGTTGCTGTAAATTCTATGTAAGACTGATTAAGTTGTTCCATTTGACTTATTCTAGGCAGCAACCAATCGTCTGAACCACCTATCTTGCTGTTTCCGTTTTTCTGTTCCTTACAGCAATGAGAATGACGAGACTTCATGTAAAATCTTTGTGAAAATGCTCCATTAACATATTCATACATTTCCGAATTTTCTGGTACTATTGCTTGATCGGAAAGATGTGTTTGTTTCTTCCATTGATCTGGAAGAAAATATGTCGTTACTCCCCAAGTCTTTTCGCTAGGATCCAGAGTCATCACAGCAGAAGATGCCATTCCATTTACTGCATTTTCATAAGAACACTGATTGCTTACATTATGATGTATTGCTGCTTTTCTGGCTGAAGCAAAATCCTGTCCTCGATTTATTCCATAAACATAACCACTGGATACATCATTTCCGAAAGTAGATTCTTGCTCCATCAATTTTCCCACACTTACAAAATTATGTTTTCCTGCTAAATCCTGATAAAACAAGAAATTTATGTCTGATGGTTTTTCTTCTCTTCTAGCATACGGACACAAAAAATGTATTTGTCCTACGATTGTTCTGTAAGGAAGAACAAAATTAAACTTTTTATCGCTCTGTTCAAACTGATCGAATTTACATCCAAGTTTATTTGCTAATAGAGAAACTACTTCACTTACTTTTTTCTTTTTAAATGACTTGGAAATGTTACTCGCTTCATTTTTAAAAAACAGTCTATGAGCAAAATATATTACTGTTGTTTGTGTAGAATATCCCATAGTAACACCTTGTTCTACTTTGTAGATTAGGTAATCCTGTGCGGATATTTTTATTTCTTTTTGAGTGGAAGAGCCGTCATCTTCTAGACCAGAGAAAGAAAAATCTATCTTACACGATAGATCGCTTTTTAATTTTGCTTTCTTTACTGCTCTTATTGATTCTGTGTCGTTTATGAGAATTTTTCCACTTATAAATGGAGAAAATATACTCTCAGTTACTTCTATGTTAGTAACTACAGAAGATATGTCAGTAGTTCCCTCTGGAGAAACAATGAGGACATTTGAGAGATTACCAATAAGTAATGTCTTATCACTCATTCAGAAAGATCTCCAATGGTAAAAGTATCCTGTATATCGAAGACATTGCTGTTCTTTTCCACTTTTTCAAAAAGATTCTTCATCTTGTTCATAAGAGGAGAGAAATATTCAGGACGCATGAGCAAAATCTGTCTTTTTTCATCGTTTAACTGAAGTTCATAATCTCTATTAGTTATCGTATAGAGTTCCGAAGAACCGTTTATGTAACCATTCAAGCAATTATCACAAACAACTTCATAATCTTGATCTGCATTATCCTGTCCTCTAGGATCTAGGTATTCCCCAAACGAGTCCTGAAAATGATGCAAAGAAAACGAATCATCATAAACAACTCTACCCAGAACTACATTTTGTGTGGTATTGTCTTTGAAAGTAACAGTTACTTGATTGTTTATTGATATATCTGTTATTCTGGATGATGTTGTGAGTTTATTGATAGATCTATCATATGAAGAAATAGCATAAACTGACCCGTCTTTGCTAATACTACTGACATCGGAGAAAGAAAAATTTATATTGGATTCGGGTATGAAAACAGACGATCCAGAATACTTATTTTGTATTATTTTTTCCATATTCAGATACGAATATGGCCATTCTGTGTTTCTATCGGCTATATCATTAAGATTAAGAATTATCCAAGAAAATGTGGTGTCGTTGTAAAGATAGAAAGACAGAGACTCTGGAGAATCTTCTTCCTTTACAGTATAATTTTCTACATATAAAGATTTTTTAAATCCATCAGTAAACTTGACCTTCTTTAGAATGTCAGTTACTAATTTGTTCTGATATATGGTTGCTGGAAAATCTGAAAACATATCTTTCCTTATTGGATAGTAATGCCAGGAATATCACTCTGATCAAGAGTGTATACTTCTTGGAATGTCATATTTATTGATACATTTGTTGCACGACCGTCTTCATGAGTAAAGAAACCGCCCTGTGGTGTAAAATTGACAGTCATATCTGTGCAAGCACAAGCAGTTGTTGCAAATATTCTCTTTGCACCTCCACCCGCCGCGCTCGCATTAAATGTTAGTTCAAATTCTGCTGGAAAATTCTGTAGAGAAAATATACCACCTCTAGATGAGCCCGATGAATAACTTGGATATATCAATTTTTTCACTTCTTGTATGAAAGAAACTATTTGTGCAGAATCTGAAGATTTTAATGGAGTCAAGTTCCAAGAAAAAGAATGTGTTCTCAGATTTGCTCCTTTGAACAACGCTTCCATATTTGGATTAGAAAACACACCTTTTGGTGCTAAAAGAGTATTTGAAACTCCCTCTGGTGCTAACTGACCAATTAGATCATAAGCCGCATTTCCCCCTTTTCCGCTTTCCAGATCTTTTATTGCTTGTTCTAATTCTGGTCCCATACCTTTAACAAAAGATCCCAACGCATCAATTGCGCCTCCCGCTGCTTGTCCAAGATCTCCTTTTAGCAAACCAGCAATACTACTTCCGATTGCACCCATATCCACATTAGCACTTCCTCTCGCAACCGCTCTTTGTAAGGAATTGAATCCGGCTGGTTCGTATGTAAAGGTATTGACATCCGACAGATCTACAGGAAGAGGAAGAACCCATGTAGAACCAGATCCTCCAGCAGAACCACTTCTTCCGATTCTACCCCCTCCCGCTTTACCTTGAGGATAAATCGTCATAACAGTCCATGCTGTCAATCCCGTTGAACTATTACCTTTAGATGGAATACTGGAAGAAGGTAGTATAGGTTTGGCGCCAGCACCTATTCTGGCTTTTCCTTCTTCCACTAAATCGGTAACTGCTTTAAAAGAAGAGTTTATTGAAGACATATGATTCCTTTTTCTAAATATTATGTATGTCTTATAAAGGTATTTTTAAACCCAAGAATTACAAAAAATATGTAGGCGATTATTCTAATATCGTCTATAGATCTCTTTGGGAAAGAAAATTTATGGTGTTCTGTGATAACAACCCATCTGTAGTTAAATGGTCATCGGAAGAAATATCAATACCATACTTGTCTCCAATAGACGGCGAATATCATAAGTATTTTGTCGATTTTTTGGTAGAGTTTAATACTAAAAACGGATCTCAGGTTTATTTGATAGAAATAAAACCAAAAAGACAATGCAAACCCCCAGAAAAGAAAAAAAGAACAACCAGATCGTTCTTAAAAGAAGTAGAAACATGGAAAGTAAACAATTCTAAATGGAGTCATGCTAAAAAATTTGCAGAACAGAATAACTGGAAATTTAAAATTCTCACCGAGGACGATCTAAACATAAAATGAAAGAAATCATAAAACAACTTCAGCAAACTATAAAAATGCTGCCTGGTTTTCAAAAAAACACAAACAACGAAGAGGGTGTGAAAAAAACAAAATCGTCAATAAAATGGTTTTCAGATAATGCTTCCAAAGTACAGACTGAAGAAAAAAATACAAAAAACATAATATCTGAAAAAACATCCAGAAGATTTGAATTTAAAAAACCAGGCTATGTTTATATGTTCAGGTATATTCCTCCAGATAAAAAGGATATACCATTCTATGACGAATATCCTATCATTCTGACACTACAGTTTGAAGGCGGAAAAGTAATCGGGATAAATTTACATTATCTTCCACCTCTTATAAGAGTAACAATGCTTTTATTGTTGCTCAAATCTTTAGTAAGCAACAATCCAAATTCAAAAATTAGAATAGATAATATTTTAAGAAGTTCTCTTTTGCGTAAATACATATTTGTGCTTTCTGAGGAATTTTTCTTCATGGGCATAAAGTCTAAGATAAGACATGTGACTCCAGATGAATTTGTAATGTTGTCTTTCTTACCTGTACACAAATTTAGAAAGAAACAAAAAACCCAAATTTACTCAATAGTAAAATCTATGGTGAGAAAACTAAAATGATTCCAAGAAACTTCTCAATAGCCAGAACCAACAGATACATGGTGAGCATAGTTCCTCCATCCTTGCCTGGATTGGGTCTTTTGAGTTTCAAAGAATCTCAAATTGAAAGTATTTCTATGCCAAATCAGAGTGTTGCGACTCAAGACTATGATCTGGATAATTTTCCTATGTTCAAAGTACCTTACAGAAGAGTACCAGAAGGAACCGTGAATATTAGATTCAGAATGGAAGAAAATGGCGCATCAAGAAAATCTCTAAAAGCATGGATGAACGCAATACTTGGAGAGAGGAATAATCTTTATTATTCCAAATACTACAATCAAATTACAGGTACTGTAGGAATCTATCAATTAGACACAGAGAACAAATTTAGATTCGGAGTGGTGTTGAGAAACGCTTTTCCAATCAACATGGATGCTATAGAGTTGTCTTGGGGAGACACCAACAATTACATGACACAATCCGTGACATTCGCTTATTTCGACGAACAACTTCTTTAAAATGGAGATAATATGACATTACCAAAGTTAAGCACACCTGTATATACAACAACACTTCCTTCAAATGGAAAGAAAATAACCTATCGTCCTTTCTTGGTTAAGGAAGAAAAACTTCTTATGATCTCTGGTAATAGCGAAAATCCAGAAATAATCATAACGAACATAAATCAAGTATTAAAAAACTGTGTACAGAATAAAGACTTCGATCCAGAACAAATACCAGCATACGATGCACAATGGTTGTTTCTTAAATTAAGAGAAGTTTCAATTGGAGAAGTAATACACGCAAGCGTAAAATGTCCAATAACTGGTCAGTATTTCGATTCCGAACTTGAACTCAAGAATGCAAAGGTAATTAAGGACGAAAACAGAAGTGATAAGATCATTTTTGAACAAGGAGTCGGCATCACTCTTCGAGATGTCACATTAAGAGATGTTTACCTCGAACTAGACAAACTTCAGACAGACGAATATTCTGCGATATTGAATCTAGTGAAAAAGTCCATTGTTAATATTTTTGATTCAGAGAATGTATATGAAGCGAAGGATATAAAATCAGAAGACTTGGAAGAGTTTATAGAGAATCTGAAAAAAGAACACTTTGGAAAATTAACAGAGTATTTCGTGAACATTCCAAAAATCAGACTAGAACAAGAACTGTTCTCACCTTTAGCAGAAAAACAAGTGAAACTGGTTCTTGAGAACTTCATGGATTTTTTCGCCTAGGGCTGTCTCGTGAAACGCTCAAGGGAATGTACGACACCAATTTTCTCTTGATGCAGGAACACAAGTACAGCCTTGAAGACTTAGAAAACATGATACCTTGGGAAAGAACGATTTATGTGAGTTTATTGGTGAAATATGTCAAGGAAAAGAATGAAAAGATGAAAGAGCAGCAAAAGAAAATAAGAAGAAAGAGATAAGAATATGCCAAATCCTCTATCAGGCGTTATGCAAACCGTTGGTTCTGGTGCAAGAGCAGCAGCAGACTCTGTTATGTCTTTGCGAAACATAATGACTCCTTTTAATTCTATCAAAAAGGACATTAAAAATATAGCAAAATCATCCAGACAAACCAATGACAATATCCGAAGTATTGCAAAAATGATGAGGACAGCAAACAAGAAGTCCTTCATGGAAATAGAGGAATCCCGAGAAAGATGGAAAGAAGAAGGAAAGAGATGGGATACGCTATTCGATTATCTTGAGAAGATATTGAAGGGCATAACTGGCATCGGAAAAGGATCCAAGGATAAAGGTTTCTTGGATATGTTAAAAGATGCTTTGAAAGATCTTATAAATTGGGCAATCGGTGCTATAGGTGCAGCAGTTGGTTATTTAATTAAAAGTATAAGAGACTATTTTAAAAACAGAGATGCGAGAGAAAAAGAAAAAGAAAGAAGAGAGAGAGAAAGAGAAAGAGAAAGAGAGAAAAAAGAAAGAGAAAGAGAGAAAAGAGAAAGAGAAAGAGAGAAAGAAAAAGAAAAGAGAGAGCGTGAAAGAAAGAGTGCTTCTGATGAAGAAGCAAGAAGAAAAGCAGAAGAACAAAGAACAAAAGCAGAAGAAACAAGAAAAGCAGCAGAAGAAGCCAGACAAAAAGCGGCTGAAGCAGAAAAAGCGGCTCAAGAAGCAAGAACTCAGGCAGAAAAAGAAAGAGCAAGAGCAGAAGCGGAATCTGCAAAACAAAGAGCAGAAGGACAAAAATCTACTGCACAAAATGAAGCAGCAGAAAAACAACAGAAAGCGGCTGATACACAAAAAGAAGCAGCAGTAAAACAGAACGAAGCAGCAGAAAAACAAAAATCAGCCTCAGAAGCAAAAGTTTCTGAAGGTAGTGGTACAGAAATTTCTAAACTTCAAGCAGATTTAGAGTCTTTAGGAAAACAAAGATATGAATTAAAATTACGCGAGGCAGAATTAAGATATCAAGCAAGTATCGAAACAAATGCCGAAAAGGCAAAATCTTTGTCTATAGAGGCAGATAAATTGGCACTGCAAGCAGAGGGTGTAGCAACACAAGAGCGGACCGCAAAAGATAAAATAAGACGAATACAAGGTGGATCAGCAACTTCTCAAGCAAAAGCACCATCTACTTCGACCGTCGAAGCATCTGCTGTCACCGAAACACCAGTTTCTACGGAAGCAAAAGCACCATCTACTTCTGGTACAGGATCTCCTGTCACTGAGACAAAAGCACCATCTACTTCTGGTACAGGATCTCCTGTCACTGAGACAAAAGCACCATCACAAAGTGTTTCTACTCCTACAGAAGCACCTAAAATAGAAACACCAACAACAGAAAGTGCAAAACCAGCAACTTCCGCAAAACCAAAAACAAGTACGACAACTGATACCGTTAGGTCTAGAAGAGCAGCATTAAAAGAAGGTATAAAAACAAGATATGGTAATGTAAAAGGAGTTCCAAGAGGATTAGCCAGTAAAGGATTTCTTGGATTCACTGGTGCATTTACTGCTCTTGATTTAGTTGATAGAGTTTTTGGACAAGGAGATTGGGAACAAAATTGGAACGAATTGAATGGGTATGATGTTGCAAGTTCTCTGTTGACAAATGCGGGTTATGGAGCGGCGTTCGAATTAGTTCCTGCATTAGTGGGAGAATCTGCCGCACTGGGACCTGGAATGATCGCTGTTATTGGACTACTTGTTGCAGATACATTAGCAGGAATTTATAGTAATGCAAAAACACAACAACTGTGGAAAGAATATTTTTCCATAAACAACGCCGGCGCTGTTCTAGAGGATATACAAACAAGATTGGCATCAGGAGACGGAACTGCAATAGATGAAATGTTGGTTTTTCAACAGTGGATGCAGGATGGTCAAGATCAACTAAGAGCACAAGCAGACTGGAAATCGGGATTTATTCCTGATCTACAGGATTTACCATTACCTGTACTATCAGATTATGTGCAAAATGCAGGAAATAGAGCAATAACTGCAAAATTTGCCAAATTAACTGGACCTTCAATGAAAGAACAAGCATTAATGATGGCAAATAGACAAGCAATGGCTGAAACTTTGAACGATGAAATCATTGAAGAAAATGCTGAATATTTCTTAAAAAATATGCCAAATTTGCAAGTTCCTGTGCCCTTATATGGAAATATAGGATACGCTGATATAGAGCATGTATATACGAATGCGTTGGAGAAAAAAATGAAAGGTCTATCGGATGCAGAACGAGAAATTCTGCCAGAAGGTATAGATACTGTTATTTCTCGCTCGTTTATGAGCGGAGACATGAAAGGAGAGAAAACTCTTAAAGAAGCGTTGATAGAAAAATTACAAGCAACACAGAATGTAGATCTAGAAGAAAAACTAAAAGAACTTAGACCCGATTTATATGTCGGTATAGAAGAAGAAAGAAAAAGAAATGCCGCAGCCACCGAGAGACGCCGCGAGAGGACGATGGAGAGGTATGAAGAACAAGAATTTGCTACAGGCGGTATAGCCACCTCGGAAACAAGAGCAATTATTGGAGAAGCAGGAATGGAAGCGGTTCTCCCTCTACAGGGAAGATATGCAAGAGATTCTGCATCTCTCATAGGACAAGGATTACTTCAACCGTTAGTAGAATGGGCATCTAACAATCTAAGCGCAGATCTTTATCAAGCAAGTTCCTCACCATCTTCTATGCCACCCATAGTGATAGCAGATAATAGAAGATCAAGCAACACCACTGTTGCGGGTGGTGGAGGCGGTGGAAGACCAGAATTTAATTCAGGTCCTACTGTAATGGGATTCGAGGAAGTGTTTGCAAATATGATTGCTCTATATCAAAAGGGAGCAAAGGTATAAAAAAACAAGAGAGGGGAAACCCTCTCTTGTTCTTCTTGCACATTATGTAGAAATCACTCTTCGTTTGCAAGTTTCTCGAAGTAACTTAATGCATCTTCTTCTTCTGCACCTTCGTCATACGCTGGCTTCTTCTCTGGAATCTTTGCTGCTGGCTTAGACTTTGCTACTGGCTTTGGAGCATCATCTTCGTCATTGATCTCAACATCCTCTGCGCTCTTGGGAGAGGAAGCAGAACCCTTGTTGACCGAATCAAACTTAGACTTCAGTTCTTCATATGTCTTGAACTCTGAAGGATCGGTGAACGCCTTGAGAGAGTGTTGACTCTTCCAAAGCGCCTCCAACTTGGCGTCATCTCCGTTGAGAAGAGGAGATGGACTATCGAACTCGGACTTGTCGTAGTTGACATAGCCAGCGACACTACGAACACGCAATTTAAAGTTTGCACCATTCCAGTAATCAAACACATTCAGTGGTTCTACTGGATCGTATTCGTTGCTTTCTGGCTGCAACTTCTCCATGATCTTATCGAAGATCTTCTTTCCAAACTTGAAGAGGAAAACCTTACCCTCGTTCTGTGGATTCTTGGGATCTTGAACGACAAGAATGTTTGCGATATAA